CGACGTGTCGTTTTCGTACCTCTCTACCGCCCACGTCTACATGGCGGTTAACGGACTAGCCGCGACGTTTACGTGGGTGGACGCCAACACCGTTCAGCCCACCGTAACCCCCGGCGCCGGCAAGCGCGTGGCTATCTACCGCGTCACGTCTAGCACGCCGCTTGTTGACTTTACGGGCGGAGACGTCTTCCCAGCAGGCGACTTGAATACCGCATTCCAGCAGGGACTGTTTCTAGCACAGGAGGCTGATTATCATTCCAGAAGCCGCACGCTTCGACTGGCGTCAACTGACACGCCCCTAGCGCTCAGCGCCCTTCCGCTTATCGCGGCGCGCGCGGGAACCGCGATGTTCTTCGACGCTGTCGGCCAGCTGGTTACCGGACCAGCGGCTAGCGCCATTACGGCATCCGTCGTATCTCAGGCCGCCGCGTCGGCCAGCGCGGCCGCCGCTTCCGCCTCGGCATCCGCCACAGCGACCCGAGCGGGCAACGTGCCGACACCCTCGGTCCCGGCTGACGACGGAAAGTTCATGCGCGCGAAGTCCGACGGGACCGACGATTTCGAGCTATTCACCCCCACACCAGGGGCGGACCTTTTAGGCGCGGTCAGCTCCACGGATCGCGCTGTCCCGATGTTTGCGGGCGTAAGCGGCAAGCAGCTCAAGGACGGCCCAGCACTTGGAACTAACAAACACGCGATGCGCTCCAACGGGGCCGGCGCGGATCCAACAGTTTCGGGGGTAGTTGAAGCCGCGTTCGCCGTCAACATCGTAGGCCTCGCCAAGCGCAAGCGCGAGGGAACCGCCACACACCTCTTGTACAGCAGCGGCGCCCTTACGGATTCATACTTTGCCGCGCCTCCGGCGGCGGGGGAAACAAACACCGGATCCAGCCTAGGAAGCGGCGGGGCCGGCATCTTCAAGCAGAAGGCCGGAGTAGACTTCACATTTCGCCAGATCACCGTATCGACCTCAGGGGGAAGCTCTGGGGCCATGTTGAGCAACGCATCGCTCTCGCTGACCGAGGGCACAAACGCGGTTGATATCGTGTTAACAAACACTTGGAGAACGGACCTAACGTAAGGGAGATCATGAGCTACACACCAGGATTTTACACCGGGGACGGGGCAACCACGCAATACGTGGTGCCGTTCTCATTTCTATCGCGCGACGACATTACCTTTACGGTGGCGGGCGTCGCGGCCACATACACATGGATTAGCGACGGCCTTGTTACGGCCACCACGGCTCCGGGGGCCGGCACGCGCGTAGTCATTCGCCGCGTGACGCCCGGGGATCCTATCGTCAACTTCACTAACGGAGCGCTGCTTGCGGAGGCCGACCTCGATACCGCAAAGCTCCAAGCAATGTACCTTGCGCAGGAAGCGGACTTCCGCGCGACCGATCGGACGCTACATATTTCGGACGCTGATGGCCCCAGCTCGCTGAACTCTATGCCCGCCGCCGCATCCCGAGCTTCCCGCACGCTCATCTTCGACGGCGACGGCCAGCCGATCGCTGGTCCCACATCGGCGGAGATTCTGGCGGCCAACGGACAGGCAATAGCAGCGGCCGCGAGTGCGGCAGCAGCGGCCGTGAGTGCGGCGGCGGCGGCAGTGTCCGCCGCTAAGATCCCGCTTCCGGTTTCCCCCGGCGATAACGGCAAGCTCGTCCGCGTCGCGGCCGGCACCGGCGGAACCTATGAGTTGGCAACGGCCCCCGGAGGGGGCGACACCGTCGGCGCCGCGTCTAGCACGGACCGCGCCCTCGCGCTGTTCTCCGGCGTCGGTGGTAAGACCCTTAAGAACGGTCCGGCTCTGGGAACTTCTGGGCACGTTTTGAAGTCTCAGGGGGCCGGAGCTGATCCCGTGTTCGGACAACTAGAAGAGGCGTCGATCGCCGCTAACGCCGTGGCGGTTGCCGCCCTCAAGCGGGAAGGCACTTCCGGCCACGTTCTCACTTCTAACGGCGCGGGGTCTGATCCTTCTTTCCAGGCCCTTCCCGCATCCGGCGAGGCTAACACAGCCTCCAATCTCAGCGGCGGGGGTTCGAGCCTATTCTCCGGCAAGTCGGGGGTGGATCTCCAGTTCCGCCAGCTTAAGGTGGCGACAAGCACCACCAATGCCGGGTCGACTAACAACAAGATTACGGCGGCATCGCTGAGCATCGTTCAGAACACGAACGACGTTACGGTAACGTTGAACATCACTAAAAACGATGACGCCTTTGCCGTTGGCGTGGGCGTGGGCCTGTAAGCATGACCATGCGCTATCAGACAACCGAAGATTTCTTCTCCGCCCCACAGTGCGCCTTCCTCTTGGACGAGCTTAGCCGGCGGGAGTTCAAGCCCGCCGGCATGACGATCAACGGGCAATACACCGTCGACAAGCGCATTCGCAATAACTCCACCGTGCGTATAGCCGAGGGCGACGCCTTGTACCCGGCCGTACTCCAAGTTCACGCGAAGATCCACGAGGCCAACCTGTCGGTGTTCAACTTCGACATTACCGGGGGCCTGTACGCCGACGTAATCCGCTACGTTGGCGACCTGCACGAAGACTTTGCATGGCACCCCGACGACGACTTTTTCCACACACGCGTACCCTACCGTAAGCTAACTGCCATCGTCCAGCTAAGCGACCCGCACGACTACGACGGGGGGACGCTGGAGATACGGGACGAGGACAAGACCGCCCGTGTCCCGAGGCGCCTAGGGCTGTTGACGGTATTCCCGTCGTTCCATATCCACCGGGTTACTCCGGTGACTCGTGGCGTTCGCCACACACTAGCCACCTTCGGCATTGGGCCGCGGTGGAAATAATAGGAGCACAAGCTATGAAGCGTATTTATTCCATCCTCGCCGCCCTCGCGCTCACCCTCGCGGTGGCCGCATGCACCTACGAATACCCCCGCCTGGACGTGGGCGGTAGCAACGATTCCGGCGGCTCTCCCGTAAGTTCGGGAGAGTGAACGCCCTCCCGTCTACCGCCACGTTCGAACGGGCGTTCGGGAGGCTGGAAGGCAAAGTTGACTTGGCCCTTACTCTGCTCAAGAAGCAGGGCGAGGGCCACGACCTCTTGGAAGCGCGGACGCTCAAGATAGAGCGCCGCCAGTATGTCACTGCCGGCGGCGCCGCCGCTCTGGGAAGCCTTCTAACCGCCGCGATCGCTCTCATGGGGGTTCTTCCCCGATGATCTGGAGCATCATCTCGGGCCTAATCGGCCTTGTGGGCGGCACTGTAGAAAACTGGCAGAAGCGCCAGACAGTCCGCGCAGAGGCCGAAAGCCGCATTATCGTCGCCGAGGCCGAGGCCCGCGTTCGCATCTCCGAGCGCGCGCAAACTGCCGAAATCGATTGGGACATAGCCGGCATCAACCAGATGGCCGGATCCTGGAAAGACGAGTGGTTTACGCTCATCCTTTCCATCCCGGCTATTATGGCATTCATTCGCCCCGACATTGTCATGGCCGGCTTTCTAGTCCTAACTGAAATGCCCTTGTGGTACCAGACGTCGCTAGGCGTCGCTATCGCGGCCAGCTTCGGCTACAGGAAACTAGTAGACCTGTTTGCGCAGATTAAAGGAAAGAAGTAACATGACCGACAACTCCTATCTACAAGGCCTCTCCAAAGTTGGAGCGGCATTCGGACCCCTTACCGTCGCTTTCATTGGTTCCAGCACCATCCAGCGTTTCTTTGGCGCCACGGCGGTTACGCCGGCCCTCGCCAATCCCGGCAACGATTCAATTTGGGGCGCCGCCTTGGCGTTCCTAAAGGCCCCCTGGCGCGTCGTTGGCGTCTTAGGCACCGACGGCGCAACGTTTGCCACGCACGCTTACGCCGGCCCGGAACTGATCGCGCGCACGCGCCCGAACATCGTTGTTCTGGGAATGGGCATTAACGACATGAACTTGACGGCGCTTCCTACTGTGACTAGTCGCCTAGACTATGTCGCCGCCTACGTGCGGCAAGTAGCTGCGACCGGCGGCGTGGTGATCATCCCGACAATCCACGCCCTTACTTTGAGCGATACTGCCGTCAAAGCCGCTTGGATGGCAGACTTCAATAGCCGCTTGCTCCAGATGGGCGAGAGCAACCCCAACCTGCTGGTTCTCAATATCTCGGTGTTGGCGCTGGTCCACGACGTATCTGGCACGTATGCCACAATGAGCAGCTCCTACTCCACGGACCTCATCCATTGGAATTCTGCTGGATGCGTGATCGTCGGCCGCGAACTCGCCCGACAGATCTCGCTCAAGGCTCCACACCTACTTAGGGGCGGCGACCTTTTCGTTAACAACATGGGCGTGGCGTCCACGGACCCCCGGGGCATTCTTCGCAATGGCCTCAACCTCGGCTCGCAGGCCGCCAGCGGCGGCGTTACTGGGACCATGCCCGCCTCGCCGTGGGAAACGGTCAATCTGGGCACCAATCATGACGCGGTCGCTTCCATCGTGGCGCGCGACGCCACCGACCCTATCCCGGGAAACTGGGTGCGCTTTGCGGTGACGCAGGGTTTATCGTGGACGGCGCTCTCCAACCGCGTGATCATCCGGCGCAATAGCTTGGACTTCGCGGGGGCCGGTGTTCCTGTCGGCACGTGGATGCAGGCGATGGCGGAAGTACGGTGGCCTAACGCCACCATCGATTCCGACGCGGCGCCGTATCCAAGCCTCCAGTTCGTCAACAACGCGGGAACGTCCGTAACCGTACAAACCGGCCAACAGGCGTTCAATAACGTACCTATCTTGTGGAGAGCCGGCGAGGTTATTGTCCTGCGCACCGCCCCCTTCAAGCTCTTCGCCACTACCTCCACGCACCGTCTTGACCTAACGTTCTTCACGCAGGCCGTGAGTTCGGGCTACACCGTGGACGTTGGGCGCATGGGCGTGGACATTCTCGACTTTACAAATACCATTGTGTAAGGAAATCAAATGGCAATCAAAGACCAATCCCAGCGCCGCTTCATCTTCGAGAACTCCAACGGAATTCGGTACGACGTAAAGCTGAACCACAACGGCGCGGGGGAAGCCTACAAACTCTCCGGTTCCTCGTCCAAGGGCGACCGCACTAAGACTAACATTACCCGCGTAGCGCTCACCATCGACGCCGGAAGCGTCGCAGGTTCGCGCAGCTGGCACCCCTCGCGCCTCTCGGTGGCGGCGGTGTACAACTCGTCGAATGCCCTTAACGCGGTTCTGACGGCGGCAAGCTGATGGGCGATTCGCGCGCCGATGAAGTACGCGACGCGCTAGTCGACGTCCTTCTCAAGACCCTCAAGGACGGCGTGCCCGTCCTTGACGGGGAGGGGAACGTCCATCTGGCGCCCGCCCCGGCCGCCTACCTATCGGTAGCCAAGGACTACGTCAAGGCGTTCCCCCCGTTGAACATCCCACAGCCCTCAAGGGCCACTGGGATTCTCTCAAAGTTCCTCGCGCAGACGTCCCACACGGAGACGTCCGCCACAGGCGGCGCCCTCCCGTTCGCAACCCTCCACAGCAGGACGCCTAACTGATGCCCTATGAACGCTCCGTAACTCTAACAACTGCCGCCGCCGTGGCTGCCGGTACGCCCGTAGCGGTTTCCCCGTCGTTCCCGAACGGCACGGCCGTGATTGGGCACTTCGTGTTGACGGGGACCCTAACAACTACCGTCCAGGTCTCGCACGACAACGTAACTTGGACCTCGATTGGGTCCGCGGTGACTTCCAGCTCGCTCGTTATTTTCAACGTGACTGGCGTTAAATGGATCCGGTTGAATACGACCGCGTGGACTAGCGGAGTTCCGACGGTCCGATTCCACGGCATCGCGCCCATGCGCATCTACACGTAATGCTCCCCGAAGAGGTAGCGGGGGACTTTAGAAATTTCCTGTACTTGTTCTGGAAACACATAGGACTTCCCGACCCGACGCCCGCGCAATACGAACTCGCGACCTTTCTACAACATGGGTTCGCAGGCGCGGGCACCGCGGGGCGCCGGGAGATCCTAGAGGGCTTCCGGGGCGTCGCCAAGTCGACCGCCGCCGCCGCCTACGGCCTCTGGCGCCTCGCTAAGGATCCGGTCAACGAGAAGGTACTCGTTGCGTCCGCCTCCGGAGTGAAGGCTAAAGAGTTCGTGGCGCAGGCTAAGGGCGTCCTGATGACAATGCCCATGTTGGAGTTCATCCGGCCGCGCTTCGACCAGCGCGACATGGTAGACCGCTTCGACGTTAACGGCGCCAGAAACGAACAGTCCCCCTCCATGAAGGCGGCCGGCATAACCGGCCAGATCACCGGATCACGCGCAACGCTGATCCTCCCAGACGACATAGAGATCGTCGACAACTCCAAGACCGAGGCCCAGCGCTCCAACCTCCTGCGCATCACGCAGGACTTCGAGGCCATCATCCTTCCGGGCGGGGACATCCTGTATCTGGGCACCCCCCAGACGGAAGAGTCCATCTACAACGCGAAGATCAAACAGCAAGGCTACGACTGCTTCTGCTGGCCGGCCCGCTACCCGTCCGCCGAGAAACTGAAGAACTACATCGTCAAGCGGGACAACGGCACGCAGGTTAACATCCTGGCCGCCCCGCTCATGGCGAGGATGCAGGCCAACCCGGAGGTTGTCGGCAAAGCCACCGACCCAGAGCGCTTCGACGAGGGCGAACTGGCCCGCCGCGAAAGCCGGGGCCGCGCCTTCTTCGCGCTCCAATACATGCTGGACACGTCGCTTAGCGACGCAGAGCGCTACCCGCTACGGGCGCGCGACCTCATCGTAATGTCCATCAGTGGCCCTAAAGGCCCCGCTACGATCACTTGGGGGCGCTTCTCGGACAACCGTAACATACTGCACGAGATCCCCAACTACGGCTTCACGGGCGACTACGCTATGGGGCCGCTGTTCCTAGACGACCAGTGGCGCGAGTTCACCGGCTCTGTATGCTTCGTCGACCCCGGCGGGCGCGGGAAAGACGAAACCGCCTGGGCAATCATCAAGGTCCTCAACGGGACGTTCTTCGTCGT